AGCCATGCCGTATCGTCCTCGCTCGTACCGCCCCATATGCGGCTGTCGAAGACTATTGTTCCGTTTCCTGTTAGATTCGCGTTTGCCATTCTATTTCACTCTCCTTATTCCTTTTCTCCATACACCAGTATCAGGCACTCAAGTCCCTCACTTTTCCATGTGACCCATAGAACAGTTGCCAGAGTTCGCCCATCGTGTGGAACATACCCATCTGTCCTAACCTGTTGATTCCGAAGGGATCTCCGGTTTCGATACCCGACTCGTGGTAAAGAGTGGGCTTGGCGGTCGAGAAGTACAGGTAGTCCGAGTCGATGTAGTACATTCGGGACAATCCACCCGCTTCTGCGTGTGTATCCTTCGACGGAATCAGGGGAACACCGTTGTAGGTAGCGACCACGAAGCCCGCCTCCATACCCGGAACACCCTTCACACCGTTCACGCCCGGTACGACGCGCTTCATCTCGGTGAATCTCTGCTGTGGCTGGAGCAGTTGTTGAATCTTCTCAAGCGTATCGTAGCCAGTCAGGATGACCTTTGGCTGACCACCACGCTCCCACACCTGACGGAACATACCATCCATGATGTTGAGGCTCAATGCCCGCTCGGTACTGGTCACACCAGCATCCACGTTAGCATCGAACCACTGGCGAGTTGAGCCACCTGAACGAGTAATGTTGTACTGGTTGTGATCGGTTATGTTGCTGATATCACTGAAACTCGCAAGTTCGACAAAGGACGATGACAGACACCTGTCGAGGGATTCGTAGTTGTTCCCTGCGGGGGTATCAACATCCTGCAACAGCATCACGTTGATATGCTCGGCGTGGTGCTTTGCCATCTCCATCTTCATGACAGCCCTTGCATCTCCCAATCCGTCGTCCTTGTCAGCGAGGAACATTGCTGTCTCGCTCAGGTCGAAGGTGTGAGCCACGGTCTTGGGCTTCGTGCTGACCTCTGCGAAGGTCGGTTGGGTGGTTTCTGGCAGGGTCGCATTCTCAGCGACTCCGCCGCCCTTGCCCCTGTCCGGCTTGTCAGTCACGACACGCCATCCCGACTTCTCCCACGGTTTCTTGGGGAGTATGCTGAATGCATTGAACTCCTGATTGAGTTGCGACCACACCTTTCGACCGAAAATCGCTTGGTATGTGCCTGTGGTACTGCTCATCAACGGCGAGTCAGCCTTGAGCAAGTCCGTTCCAGAGTAGGCCCATGCGTTTGCACCCGCACCTGCACCGTAGTACAACCTCTCCATGTCTTCTATTGTTCTGATGTATCCTCTTGATCCACTCATTTCTTCATCTCCTCTGTGTATCTGTCCTTACCGAAGTATCAACCTCGGTAATCAACCTCCGGTGCATCGCCTCTCAAGGCTCTGCGAGCCAACTCCTCAGTGGCTCTCCATCCATCGAGTCCGGTTCCCATTGCGGTGAACTCGTCGTGGGTTGGAATGCGTATATCGCTCAGTACAGGCGTTGCTGACTTCTGAATCTCAGCCGACTCGGTTTTCACAGTCGCTATCTCAGCCTTCAGTGCCGCAATTTGACCAGTGTAGTCCCTTGCCTTCTGAACCGCCAATGCTTGGGCGGTTTCGCCATCGTAGCGAGATTCCCAATCCTGCTTGACAAGGCCCTTGAGCGCATCCTCATCACGGATGGAAGCGTATGCACGGTAGCCACGCTCCAATCCTTCAGGGGTGATCTCATCAGTCTTGATGATATTCTGATTGCCCGTTGGGCCGTTGTAGGCCATGTTGCTAACGCCGGGTGTCTTGATGACGTACTTGTTGCCACCGGGAGCCGATAGTGATGGATAGGAAGGCTCAGATGCGTCCTCACCACTGCCAATCTCATCGCCCTGTCCTCGGTGAGAGTAACCGCCCTTGCCTTCTTGCAGGTACGCCTTCTCCAATCCGTAGTGTGCGCGAACAGCATCGAGATTCACTCCCTGCTCGTGCGCGAACTTCTCCAAAGTGTCGATGTACGCAATTGCGCCTCCATCAACCACTTCCTCATCTGCCTTCTTCGCGTCGTCCTTGTCGTCCTTGTCGTCCTTCTCCTCGGACTTCTCGTCAGACTTCTCGTCGGACTTCTCGTCCTTATCGAGTGCCTTCAGTACGTCGGCCAGATTATCTCTAATTTCAGTCAATGCTTCACTGTCGCTCATATTATTCACTTCCTTGTCCATTTTCAGAATGGTGTACCGTGCCTCTGGGTTGATGCCCTTCTTGCAGAGAGTAATCTCGTGCAACTCAAGGTCGGTAATCTCACGGTGGGTTCCAAGTTCAGGGGTAGTCTTGGTGACACGAAACAATGCCTGTCCACCAATTGAAAAAGCGCGGAGTTCCCCATCACGCACCTGCTTCTGCACTTCTCGTGCCTTCTGAATGTCGCTTCGTATCTTACAAACGACGAATAGGCCCATATCATCCACTTCGGACTTCCAGACACGGCCTTCTGAATCGGAATAGGAATCAACAACCTCGCCAATCTGTATTCCACTGTGCGCGAGTTGCACGTTTCTATACGCCTTGTTATTCATGAAATTGCTGAATGCCTTCTTCAATGCGGCTGAAGGAATCCTATCTCCTTGCTTGTCCACCATATCCACGCTTGCGTATCCGGCTACATACAGATCCCCATCAACTTCCTGCTTCAGAATGAAATCTGAGCCAAAGGCCGACCATCCAAGAGTCGGTTGAAGCATCTCTGCCGTAGCCATTGAACAGCACGGTTTCTTTCAATCGTATATGAATAACATCATGACAGTCCTGTCAATCATAACAACACTTCATCATCACGAATAGCAGGTAATACCTCACTTTCAACCTCATCGTGATCTTTCTTCTTTCGCGGGAAACGAACTATTGCCTTGTCTTCATTGATATCGAGTATAGCATCACCATCCTCAGTTTCAATCCGTATCTGCATTGGCTTAAACAATTGAGTGATATCCACTTCCTCCTCATTTAGCCTCGGATCAGCGAATGTAGTGTTCTCCTCATCCGTGATTTCCGTTGCTCCCGTTGGCATAGTGATATCGGCTTGCATACCCGACCACGCACCGCCATCAGGCGAAGCCCGATTCATACGAGGAAATGCAAACTTCTCGATTTCATCTGGATTCTCGACTACATCATCGTCTATGGCTTCATTGACCGTCCATAACCCCTCCTCAGTCTGCTCAAGCCCATATTCACCTGCGAACCGCTTCAGATGCTCAGAACGCAAACCATCGACTCTCGATAACAGATCCTTCTCAGACAACGCCTCATCATCATCGGTTATCTCCTTACGCGCATTCCTCATGATAGTGGATGTGATATCATCATCGTCATCCTCCTCCTCAGTGGTGACTTCTGGAGCCTTGTCAATGCGCTTTCGGGGTCGCTTTCGTGCAGAATGAAGCGGTTGTAGTGTTCCCACTGAGGTTGAAGTGAAGGTTTTGAGGAAAAGAGCCGCTACTGGACTCCATAGACCTACTTGGGTCTGCGCTTGTTTGATGAGATGTGGTAATCCCTCATAATCAGAGATAAATATCCCGTCCTCATCTGTTTTGGTCTTCACGACAACGGGCTGATGGATGGAGGGATACTCCAGTATGATGTCCGAGCCTCGTATGCTGAGTTCTGGTAATGGAGGAAGGGGAATACGCTTGCTAATCTCATCTTGCGCGTATAGTATCCACTTGGGATGGACTTCCTTGCCCTTCATGAATGACGAATGTGCATCTCGGATCAACAAATCACTCCTATCGAAATTGGCTATTGTCTTGATTAGACCATCCTCATCAGTAGTGACGCATGAGTTAGGAGAAGGGAAATGCACATTATCGGTACTCTGATACAGCGTTCTCAACACATCGACCCTATCAGACAACGGTTCCATGTGCATATCCGTGTCCTTGTGAACCAACAGATCAACAACAGTGAGTACATCACCATCGACATAACCATCGAGAGTTATATTTCCTTTGATAGTATCCTTGAGCGATTTCTTCACCTTGCTCGGCAGACTCATCGGCTCAACGCTCTTTCCGACTTTCTTCACGAGGACGTGCTTCCCTTTCGGCTTCTTCTGAACCACCCATTCACCACTGAATCCCTTCAGCCCACCGATATCATCGAGATTCCGCAGGACGTGTCCGGGTTCGATAAGGGACTCAAATACGCCCGTTGGCTCATAATCATCATCGGATTTATGCAAATCGAAGGTCATGGTCGTGTATCCATACGGATGACTGGACAATGCATTGATTTCCCGTCGCTTGTTAGTCACCTGCTTCGATGCAAAAGCCGGGTCGATTCCCGAATGGAAACCAGCATGGGGTGTCCTCTGGGCTATCGTGAAAGGCTCATCTTTGGGATTGAACACTATATCATTCAAATCTCGGTCCCACCTATACGCGAGCGTTGCGGGCATATCATGACTCCATGCATCGGTATTGCCCGTGTTGAATATGGGCGGGACTATGGCTTCAGAAGTGGGGTGAACCGGCCCCAACTTGCCCGCTTCGGTCGTCAAACCCCCTTCACTACTCACCATTGGTATGTCAATACTCTCAGACCAAACACCCTTCTTACGCATCAGCAACTCATTGGCGGCTTGAGCCAATTGAGCGCGATTACCGGCGGCAATGGTGTTCTGATTGATATCTGTCCCATTTGATACCAGATGCTCTATCCCATGTTCCTTTGCGACCTTTGCCGCCATTTCGCCCATAACACCTGTCATCGCCTTATCGCTGTTCAAATAGTGTCGGTTGTGGAGATCGTGGTATTCATGCTGAGAATTGGCGTGAGATTCACGCAAACGCCCTGTTCGTGGCGTACCCATCTCCGAAATCGAACGGATATTCTGACCCAATTTGCTCATTTGCAGAGCATCGGATGGGATATTCATCATGCCCCCTTGAGGTTCTGAAGCATGATTCCAATGCCCGTTTGCGGCGTGTCGCCAATTAGACTGCTGTCGCTCAAATCTGAGATTTGTCGATGGTCTGGAAAGAGTTGATTCGTAGCCCGGATTAGAATTAGCGGCGGGGAAATGAGAACCACTGAGCATATGTGGCCCCGCAACCTCGACCTCATCAGTCAGGAAACGACCAAACCAACCCTCATTGAATATCTTGGGATAGGACTGTGATAACACCGAATATAGCGATTCTTCATCCCTACCGACTCCCCCCCAGACCTGAAACGGTTCCCACCAATGGTAGTTGTGACTTTCATCATCACCGACATATGGTGATGTTATCGGATTCTCGCCTGATGATGTAGGACCGTGCTGATCGCTCGGACGCATCCACCATGCCTTCACTGGTGTGAATCTGTCACGCCAATTCCGCAATGCTCTGTTCCATGTGATGCCCGCTTTGCGTTGAAAATCATTCATGGCTGTCCTTGCTCCAGCCGAATCCGCACTCTCTGAGGAGGACAATGCAACCATAGTATCGAAAAACGCCTCTCGTTGATCCTCGCTGTTCCATTCAAGGCCGAACAGATATGGTAGCAAACCGAACCGATTCGATAACTCGTCATTCTTAGCGGTCCTCCACCCCTCCTCATCATCATCGACATACCCCTCGCGCTCTCGACCCCGCTTATACAGGTCAAGCATAGACTCAGTGGGCTGTCCATACACTACTGCGTCTTCTTGGCTCAACTTGTTATGACGCTCGCCTTCACGATGCCGTTCCCCAATTTCCCCAACGAAATCGAACATGAGAGGCACATATTCAGGTTCCCCATGAGCCGCACCATGAAGGAGAGGACAGCAATTCGATGTCATTCCGAATGGGTGATGTTCTCCAAAGCGGTTTTCCTCGTCAGCCAGAGGCCAATCAGTAGCATATGAGGTCGATATCTTGCTGTGACCCGCGAGATACGACTGATAATCTTCGGGGATGACCATCTGAGAAGGCGGAATTGGTTCATCCAAATCCCTCATTGAATATGGTTCAATACCCGATGCTGTTGCTAATGCCGCCATATCTGCTTTAGTGAATTGCTCCCCGTCCAATGAGTTCAGATACTCGATAACAGGCGGCTCAAGGCCGATTATGCACGACAGAACCACATTGGTGCGATTGATTGAGAGATCGTCAGTCATACTCCCACCCTCATAGGCGGGCATAGACTTCTTCAACCAACCCCGCGATTTCCTCGACAATGCCAAATTGACCACCCGCCTTCATGATTTTCAACTCAGCCAATGATTCCTCAACAGGAGCGCGGTTGTCTGTCCATCCACCGTCAGTCAAGTGCATATGGAGCGAAGACCCCTTTGCATCATATCCTGTCTGAGCGACTGAAGGCATCTTAGCGACCTCGCTGATGGGTTTTGGTGGGTCTAACTCGCTCATATACGGCATACGTTGGTTGGTAGTGTAGCCCGCCGCTCTAATCTCGGTTCTCCCTGAAATCTCCATGAATTGCGGCACTACGTTATCCACAGAATGCTCCTGTTCATACTTCGTTATGATGCCATGCTCGCGTAGGAACTCAGTGGTCGCATCCTCAGACTTAATCTTGTCTTTGTCGCCCTTCGGACTGGGCAACTTCGGCTTCTTGCCTTGCCCACGGTTTGATTTGTATCCCTTACTCGCAAGACCACAGGTGCATTTGCCCTTGCAGGTGCATTTGCCAGACGAGGAACAGGTGCATGGACTCGCCTTGCACATATTACACATCTTGACGAACTTAAGCAAATCCCTGCTGACAGCAAGAAGCCGTCCTTCAGGCGTTTCTATCATGGGGTCTTGGAATCTCATCCTCTCATCTCCCTCTCAGCGTCTTCCCAATCCTGCAACTCATCGAAACGGGATTTAGAGATAATGTCGCCACTTCCCGCAAATGGTCCCATAGCC